AGGACGCTCAGGAACAGGGATGAGAACAATCGGACGCTCAACCTTGCGCTTTACAACGCCAGTAAGCTTCTGAAGTGGGGTCTCTTCTGCAGCAACAGCAGGCTTATTCTGCTTTGCCTTAGGCGAAGAATCTTCTGTTGATGTTGTGTAGAGTTCAGAGTTTTCTGTCATGGCGGAAAACCTATCACATCACACATGCCAGCGATGTGAACTCAGGAAAGAAGATTTATCAGCCAGCAGCGCCAGCACCGGACTCAACGTCCGAGATGGCAAATGTTAGCGAGAAAGTTGCAGGAGCACCTGAAGATGAGTCACCGTCTGGCTCTGTAATACCGACCAGCAACGCCTTGGCGTAAACGCGGTCTGTACCAGGAACCTTGAGGTCACAGTCAAATGTTTCCACAGTAATGTCGTACTCTGCACGACCAACTAGTGGGCGGAGGTTTGCAATCTTTTCAGCAATACCTGTTGGGCCGTCTGCCTGGTTCCGGTCATCGTCATAGTGGGCGGTGAGGGTAATGTCACCAACCTCTGACGGAGCACAGAGAACCGTAGGACGGAGCTTTCCGCCTTCGTAAATCTTTTCCACCGATGCGGTAATTTCGCCACCAGACACCTGGGCAAAGTAGAAACCGGTCCACTTTGGGTGCTTTTGTGGCTCAACCGGAACGATGCTGGCGAGTACTTGGCGCTGAGATACCTTTGGCATGTTTTATATCCTTCTTTATACGACGCTAGCTGTTAGGTTCGACTTGATAATGTCGACTTCAATCTTGTCACCGACGCTGCTGGTGCGGACACCAACCTTTGCCTTGACCGTTCCACCAGCTAGCTGACTGACTGGGTTGAGGTAAGAGTCGCAACGAACCGTGTAGCCGTTGTCAACCTTCTTGCCATTTGCATCAAACGCCTGGAACAGGGCACCCTGTTCGCGTAGTGGAGCAAGAATTGCGATGAGTCTGGATGTGATAGCCGAGAAGATTGTGTCACGGCCGTCAATCACGCCGAACACCAGGTCTTCTAGTGACTTCTGAGACTCAACAACAATGTGGTTGATGATTTCCTGAGTCGTGATGTAGCGGAAGTTCTCAGTGTCAATTGACAGTGAACGTGCGCCATAGATTCTCACAGAGTTCTGAATGATTCTGATTGAGTTAATCTGCTCATCGTCGAGCTGGTCACCAGTTGTCTTGTTGATATCGTAAGAAGTACCAACTGCAAACTTTGCTGTAGAAATCAAACCAGCTGCTGGAACATGTGCTCCGCCCTGGTTATGTGCCTGCGCACGCTTGGCGGCAACGTAGCCGTCCGGCGGAATTGACCGGGTAACACCAGCAATCGATGTTGGGACAGTAACCCAAGGGAAGTACAGAGCAGCGTGCTCTGTATCCGCAAGCGACTTAAGCTCGTCACCCTTGGATATTGCGTCAGCGGCAACGTCACCAGAACCGCAGTGAAGAATTGCAATTCTGTTATTTGTGTTTGCATGGACGATAAGAGCCTGTGAAACTTCCTGGGTCGACTTTGTCGTACCGTCATAGTCGGTAACTGGGCCGCCAACCGAAAGTCGCGTGGCTGTCTCTGCATCTGGAATCGCAACAGCACCAGTGCCAAGAGAATCGTTGAATACGTCCAAGCCGGCAATAAGAACGTCGTCGTCGACGTTCGCTAGGTCGTCATCACCAGCTGTGAGGTTTGTTGCTGAAAGAACCACAGGAAGCGTTGCTGTGGCGGTGACAGCAGATGCAGTCACGTAGCGTGAAGCAACGTTGCTTAGATTGATTCGACCGGCAGCCTGCGCAACAGATGTTACGTTTCCGGTTGTGTAAACAACCTCGCCCTCGTAAGAAACAATAACGGCAAATGTTGATGCTGTTGGGTGGGTAACAGTTATCTCCACCTCTGAGCTCCATGCGCCAGGACCGTTTGCATCGATGGTCAACACTGTTTCATCATCGTCGTTAAGAAGAGCAAGCGTTCCGCTTGTGGCGTCAGGTCCTGCAACTCTAGAGATGTAAGCCTGCGTGCCACCCTCTTCAAAGAAGGTCTCCACTGTCGGGTGCAGATAGGAGTATGAAACGTAAGAGCCAAACATGTGCTCAAACTCTGCGAGGCTCTGAACTAGAACTGCTTCGCCTACTGCTCCGCGCTCTGCTAGTCCGACAACAAAAAGCTGCGAAGATTCGCGCACTGTCGCGGAAGATGGGCCTGTTCTGACTGCTGTGGAGATTACTACGCCTGGCATAAGACCTTCCTGTGGTTCGTGTTGAGTGACAATGCCGCCAACGATTTATATTGTACAGATGATTTGTTGTTTATTATTGCAACTGTTAGAAAAGAATGATTTACAAATAGAATACGCCATAATCACGATGAGGCGGGAATATCGGCGGCAGAATTTCCAGTTCCGTCAATTGTTAGGTCAATTTCCTCAACAACACCAATTGGCTTTCTAGACACAACCTCATCTATGTCCATGTTGTATCCAATATAGGCACCGGCCATAATTCTGTCGCCCTTCAAAAGAGTTAAGTCAGAAAACTCTTCACGGATTGAGCCTTCGTCAATCATTGCCCTAAAAGAAGTTCTTTCGTCATAAGCCTTTAGGCATGGATAGTCAAGAAGGGCGGAACGCAGTACGGTTGTCAACCTATCCCTCATTATTGTGCATTCTTCTGAGCCCTCGGTTCTCACCCAAACATATGTTCTCATCGAATAAGAAACCCTGTAGAGGGGGTCTGGGCCATCAAAGCCAATCCTGTTGAAGGCAGTTGACGATATAACAACAGTGATAACAAGCGGCCACGTATCTATTGCAAAAGGCTCGTAGGTCGTGTAACCCTCTGGTGTCGGGAGAGTTATGTCGTCGACATTCCATCCGTTTCTATAGTCAATGATTCTTACGGGAATATCTTGGGATAAGTAATCCGTGACGTACTGCTTTGCAAACTGAGCACCATGCATCAACGGGTATCCGGGAACTGTTGCCATTATGCCGTCAACCCTTCATTTCCTTCGACTATGTAGTTCGCCAACTTTTCTGCAAACTCATCCGCAAAAGATTGCGGTATAAATAGAATTTGTCTTTTTGGCATTTTATTCGTTCCGTACTGGTGGAATTTTGCGTAATTCAAACCAGTTCCAAAAGTAGCACTCAGCTTGTTAATTTCATTAACAGATGGGTCTGACAGTTCTGAAAGACTCCTAAATAATTCACCACTTCTTATGAGAGTCGGAGCACCTGGGAGACGCCTGGCTTTCCAAGCAGCGTATTCTGGGTCAAGCGGAGACCAGCCACCAACTGGCAAACCCTGGGATGTAAAGTTTTCTGCAAACGTTTTCTTTAAGACCTGGTGAGCCCATCTGAATACAGGTTTTACATCGGTGCATCTATCCTGAATATCCGCAATAAGGTTTTGGACTTTTTCAATCCTTACCTCTATATCTACTCTTACCGGAGGCCTTGACATAATTAGGCAACTCTACTTCGTCTGTACTTCCTTAGGGATGCAAGTTCTGTATCCAAGAATCCAGTAACAAGCGGACCAACATTTCTTGTTGTTATGTCCTTGATTCCAACAACATCATCATGCATGTTCTGCATTTCCCTCGACGCAGCCCTGAGGATTAAAAGTTTAAACATTGGGATGTTTGTTCCATCCAGGCCAGCTGTGTAGTTAACGGTAATAATGTCACCGTCAAGTGCGTAGAAATAATCAATACCAAATCTACGGACTACGTAATCATCGTCAACAACGAGCGTTCTTAGCTGGCCATTAACTGATTTAACGGTAACTGATTCAACCTCAACGACAGGAGAGTTACGCAGATAAATTGTGCTCGGTGGAGTAGCCCATGTTGTGTTGTTTACCATGTTGGACTGGACAAAAGAGTCTGTGTAGCTATGCGGTGGTGCGCTTAGGAATGTGCCCATGGGAACACCATGAAACATTGACTCAACGACATGCTTCTCTTCGAACTCTTCAACCTCTACCGGGCGACGAAGGTATGCCTCCATCTCCGACTGAAGACCGGCGAGAATCATCTCTGCGGCATCCTGCTGACGAAGGGTCAGTTTGATGTCCATGTAGTTGACGAGGTCGGCTTGTGTAACTAGCATGTCATACCCCCATGAGGTTATATCCGGTCGCTAAAACCGGATTACCTCTTCTTCTTAGGCGTAGCTTTCTTGACCGCCTTCTTAGGGGTTGCCACCTTCTTGACAGTCTTCTTAGGAGTTGCTACTTTCTTTGCTGCCTTTTTGGCGGCTACGGCTTTCTTTGCTGCCTTCTTTGGTGCAGCTGCCTTCTTTGCTGGAGCAGCCTTCTTTGCCTTCTTAGCAGCCTTCTTTACAGTAGCCGCCTTCTTGGCAGCCTTCTTCTTAGCAGCCGTGCCGGCCGTTTCCTGGCTACGAATCTGTCTCAAAATGCTCTGAGCAGTCTTAGCTTTCTTGGTGGCAGATGCATATAGC